TAAAACTACTCAACTCGTACGAAGTCTTCGACTACACTCCTGACATGATCAAGGAGTCTCGTGAGAAGCACGGCGGTAAGGTCGTGATGAAGGGAATTCTTCAGAAGGCCGACACACTCAACCAGAACGGTCGCATCTACCCGATGGCAGTCCTCGAGAGGGAAGTACGAAACTATCAGAAATTCATCGCTGAGAACCGCGCCCTCGGTGAGCTGGACCACCCAGACTCATCTGTGGTCAACCTCAAGAACGTCTCTCACGTCATCAAGGAGGCCTATCTTGAGAAAGGCGTGGTCTACGGGTCTGTCGAACTCCTCGACACACCCTCTGGTAAGATTCTTCAGTCTCTTGTAGAAAGCGGAGTGAAGCTCGGCATCTCTTCAAGAGGAGTAGGCTCAGTCAAGAAGCAAGGCGACTATCACATCGTTCAGGACGACTTTCAGCTCATCTGTTGGGACTATGTCTCGGAACCATCCACACCTGGTGCATTTATGCTTCCTGAAGGACGTACCATCAATTCTAACGAATTGCGTAGTATATTCAATAAGTCGGACAGAATCGACAGGATAGTCAACGACATTTTGACATCCAAAAAGTGAGGAAAAATGAAGTTAACGAAGTCAGACCTAAAGGCTATCGTCAAGGAGTGTCTTGTCGAGATAATGAACGAAGGACTTGCAAGCAAGTCTCTCATAGCATCTCCTACATTTCCAAGGAGTCAGCCTGTTCAAACGACTAAGTCAGCGGTTGCGGAAGCGACAAAGAGAATTCCACGACCGTCGCCTCAATTAAGAGAAGCCATAGTTCGTGAAGCAGGTGGCGACAAAATAATGGAATCCATACTTGCCGACACCGCTGCTTCTACTCTACCGAAGTTCCTTCAGGCAGGAGACGGAAGGGTACCGATGCCGTCAGTTGGAGGCGGACTGGTCGAACAAGTAGTCGCTCAGACTAACCCAGAAGATTTGTTTGGTGAAGATGTTGCTTCTAAATGGGCTAGTCTCGCTTTCTCTGATTCACCAACAAAGAAATAAATTTTCTTGAGACGTGTATACTTACCGCTAGATCGTAGCGAGGATTTAGAATGAAACTCACAAGCCAATTACTACGTAGAATAATTGAAGAAGAAGTTGCCAAGTTCGGAGACATGGAGTCGACTGAAGACCGTGCCAAGGACACCGAAGAAGTTGACGCCGACGAGTTAGGAAGCGACAAGGCAGTCGAGAAGCACATCGACTTCATTAAGGCTCTCAAGATTGAGGAGAGCAGACTTCGTCGTCGTCTTGCTAAGATCCAAGAGACTAAGAAGCGTCTCGCAAGAAGACTTTGATTTGTAAGGGAGAACAGCCATGAGCGGTCCAGGAAAAGGCAGATATACTACATACGTTCCCGTCTCGAGCGCACGAAACTCGCTCTTATGGCGTCTCTTCAACAGAAAAGCGCCTGGTGACGCTGGCGTCATCTACAACGGTCAAGATCCTTTCGACAACAATAAAGCTGCTGTTGCAGCTGTCGCAACAGCTACAGCCAATGTAAATGCTGCGGGCGTCGGTGGTCTCTCTCCGAGCAACGGAAATCAGGCAGGAGACATATCAATGTTTCCTACAGGAGTCAACCTGAAGTACACTGGAACAACTGAGGTGCCGGTACCCAACCTCGAGGACGTCAAGTGGACCAAGCCTGGTGATCCTGCCAATGCTTACGTCCCTGATATTTCTTCTCCTGGCCCTGGAAGAACCCAGGGTATAGAGAAGGACGTCAATCCAAACGTCGAATACACAGACATTAAGCCGAACTACGTACCTGGCGGGAACAATCTCGACACCGTTTCTCCCGACACCTCCAGTCCTACAGTCGCTGGAGTCATCGGTAAGACTTTAGTTCCTGGCAAATCTTCAGTTTAATTTTCTAAATAGAAAGAGCGGACATGACCAAGCAATTGTATGAAGAGGCTTTAGCCGATGTAAAGAAGCTTAAGGAAGTGGCAGAGGACAATGCCAAGAGGGCTCTTCTTGAGGCAGTTACACCTCGTATCAGAGACCTTATAGAGAATCAACTCCTCGGTGAGATGGGAATGGGAGAGATTGAATCAGACGTTGACGATCTTCTCATGGACAAGTCTGACGGTCAATTGCCCGCCGTCGTTTCTCCTTCCGTCGGTGATTCATCAGCTGCTGAAAATGCCATTTCCATGCCTGACGCTGAAGGTAAAGTTACTCTCGATCTTGACTCATTGAGAATCGGAGATTCTGGTGACTACGAGCTGAGCATGGAATCGGCGAGAGCACTCGGATTGGTCATCAATGGCGGTTCAGATTTTGAAGTTACTCTCGAAGCTCTCGGCAAGAAGATCTCGGACGCCGCTCAGGCCGGAAGGCTCGTGAGAGAGACAAAGAGTTACTCTTCCGCACTTTCCACACTCATTTCAGCGGTGGAAGATACGTATTCGAAGCTGCAAGAGAGCATGCAGGACTCTGACAAGAAGAGCTCTTATGAGTCGATTCTTGAAAATCACTATTCAACCTTAAAAAAGCTCATGGAGCAGAAAATGAAGAAGACACTCGGAACACTTTCAGAAGCAGACGTAACCCTCAAGCTCACCGGCATGCCCGATGAGATTGACCTTGACTCCATTGGCGTTGATCTCATCACTGGTGAGGAAGGCGGCGAGGACGAAGGCGGTGATGAGGAGGGCGGCGACGACCTCGACCTCGGCGGCGACGACGAGGGTGATGAAGGCGAGGAGAGTGCTGATAACGACGATACCTTCGACCTCGACTCCGGCGATGAAGGTGAGTCAGACGAAGGTGGAGATGATGAGTCGGATGAAGACTCGGAGGAAAAGATGGAATCACGTAGACTTGGAGACAACGTAGTAGTCGAGATCGATGAGGGAATGCTTCGTCGAGAGATCTCACGCATGAAAGCTATCCGCGAGGCAGCTGACATGCCGAAGAATGCAGAGAAGGGCCACGGATACGGGGACGTCTCGCCTGACTTCGAAGACGATGATCTCGGTGATCCATTCGTCGACATCGAGCTCACAACAGAAGGAGACCACGGCGAGGACGGCAAGAAGGCTGAAGGCCTCGACGAACTCGACGAACTCGACGAACTCGACGAGACCTACGACGAAGTTGACGAGATGGAAGAGATGGACGAGATGGAGCAGAGCTATCATCAGGCCACCGACCACAGCGACGATGATCCTCAGACCAATAAGCAGAATCGCATGCCTGAGTCTCTCCGCCGTCGCATCGCTGCAGAGATGAGACTTCAGACAGAGGCGAAGAAGAAGGCAACCAAGGCGAAGATCCTTCACAGGGAGCAGCAGGCCAAGGAGAAGCAGGCGAAGAAGCCCGCCGACAAGAAGCAGGCGAAGAGGAACCAGTCCAAGCTCAAGGAAGCCTATAACTTCTACGCAACCAAGTTCAACGAGTCTGTTGCTCGCACCAACAAGCTCAAGGGTATGCTCGCAGAGGCAACCCGCAAGGGAGCCACCCTTAATGGTGGAACCACGAAGTCCGCGGCAGAGACCGATCTCCGCAATAAGTTGGCAGAAACGAATCTGTTCAACGCGAAGCTACTCTTCACGAACAAGCTTCTCCAGAACGAGTCCCTCACCAAGCGCCAGAAGGCCGAGGTAATCGAGAGACTCGACGAGGCGAAGAATGAGCGTGAGGTGAAGCTCGTGTACGAGAGCCTCGTGAAGACCCTCGCGGGTACACCATCCAAGATCACCGAGTCGGCTGATCGTGGAGTCATCGGCTCTTCATCCCGCCCGGCACGTCCCGCATCGGCCACAAACACCCTCAACGAGGGCTTTGAGGCTGACCGTTGGGCACGTCTCGCCGGCATCGTCAAGTGATTCAATCAAACCAACTCAACTAGGAGAAATCAATCATGTCAAAGCATTTCAGTCTTGAGCAGCTCGCTCAGGGAATCAGAGAGAAGCACGTCGGCGCCGAGCGCGCACGACTCACAGAGAAGTGGAGCAAGACAGGCCTCCTCCGCGGCCTCGAGGGCACAAAGCGCGAAGTCATGTCGCAGCTCCTCGAGAACCAGGCTGCCCAGGTCCTCAAGGAAGCCAACTCGCTCTCGACGGGCGGCGGCAACCTCTCGGCCTCGGGACAGGTCCAAGGCTTCTCGAACATCGCATTCCCGATCGTTCGTAGAGT